AATGTGACATATTGGATCCTGGTGCGGGTTATAACCAGGTGAGGAGGTTGGAGTCCGTATTGTAGAGCGTGATAAGGAATCTAGGGAGGATACATTCATTGGAGGAGACACAGAAGAGGGTGCAGGTGTACCTGGAATGCAGAGTGCAATAGAAGAAACCCTCGATAATGAGGATACACCGAAGGAAGTCAGAGATGCAATGCAAGATCCACTCCGTATTATGAAGGAAGGATTCAAATCTATTGATACTTCTATACAAACAGACTATGTAACTGGGTATATTGGTGTAGCAGATCTTGAAAAAGACGAGAAAACTAAGTTCTGTGACAAGATTCCGTCAGAATGTTTGTCACCTGATATGGGTAAGAACTGGTATAGGATGGGAAATATCTTAGATCCAAGCACATATGCTAACGGAGTGAGTTCATCACCTGGTGGAACACCTATGGCAAACGAACTAAACAAGTTTTTAAGTCCTACGATAAGCAATAATGTTGCACATTCCAACTATTTGGAAGAAAAAACTTCAAATGGTCTGCCAGGTATGTTTGGTGGTGCTTGTTTAGAGACATTCCAAGCAAAATTATATGGTGTAAAGAGATTTTTTGATGTACCTTGCCCTACTGCTGGATATGATCAGTATGGTAAGTACAAAACTTACGGATTTATCCCATACAAATATTGCGGAAGTAAGGAAGAGTTTGCTCAAGTACGTGTTTCTATTAGTGTAGAGGGTGATGTATCTAAAAAAGGTGAAGCAGTTAACCAAGCATTCCTTGATTGGTTGGAATCTCTACCAAAACCCACTCTTACTAGACCAAGACCTGTAGAAGATGGTAGTGGAAATGATAAGACAGGCAACTCACACGCTTGTAATCGTGGTGGTAACTTGGAAGGTCGCTGTTTTGCTAATGGAGATGGTACATATAGTTTCGTTCCTGAAGCAGGTGATGAGAATACATTTGACTTCTATGGATCAGAACTAGAGAAGTTAGCTACGTGGGTAGGTCCGAACAACTATTCCAGTTACGGAAGTGGCACAGTGGTCATTACAGACACGATGTTGAACCCTCCGAATAACACGTACACGCACACCTATAACACAATACAGTTTGCTTCGTGTACAAATGGCAAGTTTCCTAATCCGTGCTGGCACAATTTCATAGCTGATGGCGTACTTAATGTTTACAGTGGATATGATAACAACGGTAATGGGCTCGCGTCTGATGACATATGTACAGGTCAACCATTCTCAAACCCATCCACGTGGGTGCAGAGTAGTACATTGAACCAATATGGTCAGTGTGCTGCATTGCAGAACATTGTTCACTCTACTGTGGCATTTGATACAGGTAAAACCAACGAAGATAACCCATACATATCATTAGGACCTTTTAATGGTAATATGCATTGGGCAAATTACTTGCCAGGTGCAACTCACCTATTAACTCAGTCATTGAAGAGATATGGTAATCCGTATTTCGATGAATGCGACATAATTGAACCAGAACAGTAATGGCATTAGGAGTCTTAAAACCAGTTGCGAATCACAATGGGTTACCTGACACAGGTCACGGTATTCCTATTCCTTCGACTATTCATAGTACACAACCTTGTAATAGTCCTCCTATTGAATTGCCAATTATTGTTAAGGACAAAACTTGTTTATGGCCGCCAACACCATTAATTCCATTAACTGCTCTCAATCCTATGCGAGCAACAGTTTTGGTAAATGGTTTACCTATAATGATAAATTCTGATACTTTTACCACACACAGAAGTATCACAACCAATATTATTAACTATGTGTGCCCTTGTGGTAAAGCAATGTGCATTATACCTACCCCTATCAACTGTAGTTTACTTACTTTAGAAGATATGAAGGGAGTTGGACACGGAAGAACACTATGGGCAACTACATTTACTGTATTTGCGTTTAAGATTCCTATAGGTCGTCTTACAGACCCTCTAGGTTTTGGTGTAACTGGTAAATCTTGGCCGTGTTCCTCTGCTATTGCGTTTGGAAGTCCAAATGTATTGGCAGGTTAATCTCAATATGATATAATTACACCAGTTAGAAAATTACTATGGCAGTTTATTCCAGTACGAATACACTTAAGGAAGCAACACCCAAAAAGACTCGTCAAGGGATGGGTAAACATACTAAATTAAGTGCAACTTCACGCAACAAAGCAAAGAAGAAGTACCGAGGGCAAGGAAAGTGACTAAATAGACATATAAAGTCAAGAATACCGTTTAGTGGCGTATCGATTTAACGCAGAAAGAAATTTATCACGTCAATTCCGTGACCTCAGTATAGGGATGAAAGCAAACCCCAATACTGAGGATTTTTCTATTGTGAAGAATGAAAATGCCATTAAGCAAGCGATGAAAAACCTTATTCTCACTGGTTTTGGGGAGAGACCTTTCCAACCAACAAAAGGATCTCGTTTACGTCAAATGCTTTTTGAACCTTATGATGTTTTTATGTCTGAGGAACTTAAAGAAGAAATGTTTAACGTATTGAAGACTTTTGAACCACGAATCAAGGTTAATGCGATAAGAATGACACCTGGTGACCCAAATGAACTTGAAGTGGAAGTTGATTACACCATTGTAGGAGAAAAACTCGTACAAACTGTTGATTTCTTATTGGAGAAAGTATAATGGCAGCAATCCCATCCAATTTAACATCGCTAGATTTCACAGAGATCAGAGAATCTATTAGATCGTACCTCAGAACAAGAGATGAGTTTACAGATTACGATTTTGATGGTTCTGCTGCGTCATATCTTTTAGATGTTCTATCATATAACACTTACTATGCATCTTTCACCGCTAATATGGCGATGAATGAAGCATTTCTTGAATCTGCGACGATTAGAGATAATGTTGTTAAAATTGCAAAACAATTAAACTACACACCACGCTCTGTAAAGGCACCTAAAGCGTGCGTAAGGTTTGCAGTGCAAACTTCTACCATAGGAGGAAGTACAGACTATCCTAGCAGCGTAACTATGCTTGCAGGTGATGTATTTGTTTCTACAACTGCTGGACAAGGATATACATTCACTCTACCTTCTGATCTTACTGCTACTGTTGATCAAGGTACTGGAATTGCAACATTCGAACAAGTTATTATCTATCAAGGTAACACTTTAAACTATGAATACATTGTAGATGACGTTAAGAAGAGAACATATCTAATTCCTTCTGAAAATATTGACACTGATCTACTAAAAGTGTCTATTTCACCTAACGCACAGTCTGAAGAGATCGATACTTACAACTTAGTAGAAAATATTGTAGATGTTGACGGAACTACTCGTGGATACTTCCTTGAGGAGACTGATGACCAAAGATATAACGTAGTTTTTGGTGATGGAGTCATTTGTCGTCAACTAATTGCAGGTGAGGTTATTAAACTTCAATATGTGAAGACAGAAGGAACTGCTGCTAATGGATGTAAGCGATTTAGCTTCATTGGTCGTGTAGTAGATTCAACTGGACGTTTTGTTAGTACCTCTAGCATCTCTCTAGTGACTGTAGACGGTGCTCAAGATGGTGAGGACTTAGAGACTACCCTAAGTATCAAATTTAACGCTCCTAGAGCATTTAACAGTCAGAACAGAGCTGTTACTGAGTCAGATTACGAATACATTACTAAAAAAGTGTATCCACAGGCAAAAGCAGTTACTGCTTACGGTGGAGAACGCTTACAACCTCCAGTATACGGAAAAGTATACATTTCAATTAGGACAAAATCAGGTGCTTTACTTAATACCACGACTAAAAAGAGAATCAGAACAGATTTACAAAAATATTCCATTGCTGCGATTGAACCAGTTATCGTTGACCCAATTACCCTCTTTATTAGACCAAAAACTTGGGCATTCTTTGACGGTAATAAGACTACACTATCAAATAATGAAATTGCGTCTAAAGTTCTTGGAGCTATCGATCAGTACAACTCTCAAGCAGAATCAACTCGATTTAATGGTCGTATTGATATCTCTGCTTACCAAACGATGATTGATTCATCAGATCCTTCTATTAGTGGTAATGTGACTCATATGACATTGGGTATGAACGTTGAAGGATTTAACTTTGGTCAAACATTTACTCAATGTATTGACTTTGGTAATGAAATCGCTAACCCTAACGACTTGTCTGGTGCAGATAAGCACGGAGGTGGTGGAACAGGTACTGATAGCGGTGCTTGTGTGCCAAAGTATTCAACTGTTAAGAGTGGAACATTTTATGCTACTGGTTACACAGAAAATCTGCTAAATCTAACTGGTAGTACAAATGGTAATCAGATATCATCTGCATCCCTCATTGAAAATGACACTTCTGCTTTTCTTCCTGTAAATATTCGTGATGACGGTTACGGAAACTTAATTATGGTTACAAAAGTTGATGAAACAGAAACTGTATTGAAAAAGGATGTGGGAACTGTAGATTACAAGTCTGGACAGGTATGTCTAGGACCTGTAGACATCGCTAGTACACCCGACGGTACTGCAAGAGTTCCGATTACCGTGATACCTGCATCTAGCAATATAGACGTAGGACCTGGCTTAGATCCAGCTATCTTTAACCCAACTGTTCAATCGATTGATTATACGATTGATACAACAAATGCTAAGACATTTGACCCATTTGACTTTACTCCTATCAACTTCGATGGAAGTTCAATAAATATCATTGATTATCCAACCACTGTATACGAAGTTCCAGAATTTAATTCTTGCTTCTAGTCTCTAAAAACACAAGATGAAGGCTATTACAATATCAGATAGGTTGCAGGATCAGATTCCTGCATTCATCAAAGAAGATAATGACCAGTTCGTTAATCTTCTAACGCAATACTACA